AACGACGTTAAGACCGATTGGGGTGATGTGCTATCCGGCATGGTCGAACACCCGAAGGCAATCGGCTGGGCGCTGGACAACTTGCCAGACGCGAAGCCGCCGACCGCGCAGGACTTTCGCACGCTTTGCCGCAAAGCACCGCAGCCGGAGGTGCCGCGACTTGAAGCGCCACGCGCAAACCCTGAGCGCATGGCCGCAGAGCTTCGCAAGCTGGCACCGCTGAAAGTCACTGCGCACATTGACGGCAGAGATTGGGCGAGACGCCTGCAATCCCGCGATCAGTCCGGCGAGTTCTTGAAGCCTATCCAAATCCGTTTTTACAAACAAGCCTTGAGGATTGATTGATGCGTGACCACTACACACACGAAGAGCGCGAAGCCGCGCACACGCTGGACTTAGTGCGGGCTGGCGTGAATGTCCCACAGCAGCAGATTTTGCGGGCGCTGTTTGTCCTGGGTGACTCTGTGGGGTCGCGATGAATGGACCCACAACTAGCCGAGATCCTGGCGCACTACGTTGCGTTAGCCCAGCACCCAGCATGGAAAGCGTACGTCTGGCACAGGGTCAATCAGATGGCCGAGGAATGCAGGGAGTTCAAGGAACTGCCGGAACTGCTTGTGGAGGCTGTGAAGCATGAGCAAAGCACAGAGAGACAAGGGCAGGCGCGGCCAGACCCAATTAGCAAACCTCCTACGAAGCCGTGATTGGGATGTGATTGAAACAGCATCCGGCATGAGCCAAGAGGACTTTCTAGCCAAAGACCCAAGCGGGCGGTATTGGTGCCTTGAATGCAAAAACACCGTCGCGATTACTGAGGCTCACAGAAAGCAGGCAATGGAGCAGGCGACTAAACGCAAATTGCCGTGGATGCTTGCTTCAAAAATCAGCGGTACCGGGTCTTGGCTGGTTCAGCGACAAGGTGAAAAGCCAACTGTTTGGAGTGAAGCATGACTACATCGTTAACCATTGACCTGCATAACCCAATGCAGGCCCGCGCGATCCTCAAGGCGCAGCTATTCCCATTCCTTGGGCAATGGCTCAAGTCTGGCAAGCAGTTGGTATTGACATGCAAGTTGCGCAAGCGCACGGCGGCACAGAACAGGCGCTATTGGGGGCGCGGCGTATTGGCTCAGATCGCAGAGCAGGCAACAGTAGGAGGCAGGTTGTACAGCGCAGAAATATGGCATGAGCAGTTCAAACGCATGTTTATAGGCGTGGAAGAACTGCCAAGCGGTGAGGTTATCGGGAAGTCGTCAACCAGCCTTTCCACTGCTGAGTTTTGCGAATTCTCTGACCTTGTAGAAGCCCATGCAGCCGTGGAGCTTGGCGTGCGCTTTATTGACCTGATGGAGCACGCATGACGCCAAGCAAATATGCACAAAAAATGCAGGGGCAATCGTCTATTGCCAAGAAGGTTTATGAATTTGTCCCAATCAAAGATTCTTGGGAAATAAACCAAGTAATAAGCGAAATGCGGCGGGTCACACGATCAAACGGTGACCCAAGAATAATAAAAGGTTGCTTGAATAGCCTAAAAGAATCTGGCCTGATTGATGAAGTTCAGATAGGAAAATTTAAGCGTGTTGAGGTTAAAGACAAGATTGAAGTAAAGGAAATAGAAATGGCAGCAGTTGAAGTAATCGCTCAAAAACAAATCAAGCCAGAAGTAAACAAAACACCGCTTGAATTGCTTTCTAAAATATCCTCAAGGCTTGTTGCGGTACAGATGTCAATCCGATCTATCGCTGATGAAATTGATGCGGCGGCGGTGGAAATTGAAGACGGAATTTCTGCGAATGAAAAGAATGTGGAAAAGCTGCGCCAGTTGCAAATACTGCTCAAAGGTTTGATGTGACGACCAAGGCCATGAAACAGCACATGGACAGGGTTGCGCAACTCCCATGCGCTACATGTGGCGTGGAAGGCGCCCATATCCATCACATACGCGAAGGGCAGGGAATGTCACAGCGTGCAAGCAATTGGCTGGTAATCCCGCTTTGCCCATCTTGCCACACTGGAAGTAAAGGCATTCACGGCGACAAGTCGATGATGAATATCAAGAAAGTAACCGAGCTTGATTTGCTGGCTCAAACATTGGAAAGGCTATTCGCATGAGCGCACTAGATACACAGCATGGCGGTTCACATTACGCCAAGATGAAAATACAGCCAATCGAGTTTATACACGCCAATAATTTGGACTTTTTTCAGGGCAATATCATAAAATATGCAGCACGGCACAAGGATAAAAACGGGTCTGATGATCTGAGGAAGGTTATCCATTACTGCCAGCTTGCATTGGAACTGCAATATGGGGAGAAGCCATGAAGCCAGTTGTTTCACATCACATCGGTTTGCGTGTGACTGCCGAAGAACACGCAAAATACATGGCACAAGGTGGCGCTAAATGGTTCCGTGAGAAATTGGCAGAGGTCACTTGCGGAACATGCAAGGTGCCTGCGCTTGACGATACGAACGAAACGCTGCGCATTTGCGCGGACTGCCGTAACTATGGAAACTGGGAGGCTAAATGAGAAAGCGCACTATCCGAAAGGTCTTGTCACTCATTAACCCAATCACCCATGCAATTGAGGGTTGCGCCATCAGCCAGGACAAAGAGCTAAACAAAGTTCGCATGGCTGAGCTGGCATCAATCGACGCATTTGCACTTGGCCGCGCAACGCTGCAAGAGTGGCACGACCTGAACACGCTGCAAAGCATTGCTGAAACCATGTCAATGGGTGGCGTAGGCCCAGAGGCGCTAGAAGCCTGCCAGGAGGCGGAAAATGCTTTGCTTGACGCTGCTGTCAGATTCGAGAAAACAGGGCGTATGGGGCTAACTGGCCCAGGCCTGGAGGCAATGCGCGAGCTATTCCGCTGGCATGACTTGCAGCGCACATCAATCAGCCGGTCCAAGTATGAATACTGGCTTGTGAAGACAAAAGCGCGTATGCAGAACAAGTCAGCCGGTGTGCGCGTATTGAATCACTCTGTTTTGGAGGCTGCATGAAGGTACATTTTGATTTTGACTATGTACCCGCAAGCCAGGACGACATACACCGCAGGCTGATGAATTGGTCGCGCTGGGTAAGGGTCAGGCCTCACGGCTGGGCAGTGCATCCAATGTTCCGCCAAGCTCAATCCAATAGCCGCCAGTGGCACCCGCCTGAGATTACAACGCCTGTAGACACGCTGGATGCCGTGGAAATCGAGAAGGCAATATCAGCCATGCCTCACAAGCACAAAACGGCTCTCAGATGGAATTACGTCTGGCGCAATAGCCCGGTAAAGATCGCAAAGACATTGGAGGTCAGCAAAGATGCGCTGTTTGATATGGTGATTGAGGCTAGAAATATTCTGCAAAATGCTTGCAAGCGTGAAACTTCTCATGTATAAACACCAGTAATTGAAGCAATAGCACAGTCAATACCCTGTTTGCGCAGGGAGATTCGACTCCACAGCCCCCGCAGTCACAAGCCGCCGGGGCTTTTCTCTTTCCAGCTTGCTCTACGCCAGCAAATCCCGTCTCATCAGCCCGCCAGGGTCCGGGTCAGGCGCATCAAGCTATGCCATCGCTGCTCTAGTGGCAGAAACGTAACGGCAGCACTCCACGACACAGAAACGGCGCGGCGCTTTCCCTTTCAGGCGCATGCGGGTGGGCGTGGTCATTAACTCAACTTTGGATAATCACGAGAGTGAACCCAATATGTCACAAGCACCAAAGACCGCCTATAAGAAAGGCGAAAAAAGACCAAATCAAGGCAGGCCCAAGGGGGTTCTGAATAAGAACAACCAGCAGATTCGGGACATTATTGTTCAGACGCTGGATAACTTGGGCGGGACTCAATACCTGCAAGAAGTGGCAATTAGCCATCCTGCCGCGTTTATGAGCCTGATAGGCAAGACTATGCCGCTACAGGTTACTGGCGAAGGTGGCGGGCCTATTGAGCAGAGCATTCGCGTGACATTCCGTGGAAGCTGAATTCCCGGAGAAGCTCAAATTCTTGTTTGAGCCATGCCGCTACAAGGGCATCAGAGGTGGGAGAGGTAGTGGGAAGTCTTGGGGTGTTGCTCGCGCCCTGCTGGTGATTGCAGCATCAAAGCCCACTCGCATCCTCTGCACGCGGGAAGTGCAAAAGAGCATCCAGCAGTCGGTGCACCAGTTGCTGAAAGACCAGATTGCGGCGCTTGGACTGGAATCGTTCTATGAGGTCTTGCAGACTGAGATACGCGGGAAAAATGGGAGTGCTTTCTATTTCAGCGGTCTTAGTGACCAGACAGCGGACAGCCTAAAGTCATTCGAGGGCGTTTCTATCTGTTGGCTAGAGGAAGCTCAGAGCATCACAAAGCGGTCTTGGGACATTCTTGTTCCGACAATCCGCGCTGAAGGCTCAGAGATTTGGGCAACGTACAACCCACAGCTTGACACCGATGAAACGCACCAGCGGCTGGTGGTGAAGCCTCCGCCTGACTGCAAGTGCGTTGAGATGAACTGGAGCGATAACCCTTGGTTTCCTTCTGTGCTTGAGAAAGAGCGCGAACACGCCAAGCTCGTGATGCGGCAGGAGGATTACCTGCACATCTGGGAAGGGCACTGTAAGCCTGCCGTGGAAGGCGCTATCTACTTTGAGTCGATGGCACAGACCATTGCAGGCAAGCGGATAACGCGAGTACCGCACGATGGCAGTCTAAAGACCCATCTAGTGTGGGATCTTGGGATGGCTGACAGTATGACAATCATCCTGTGTCAGAAGGTAAGTAGTGAGATTCGCATCATTCACTACATCGAGGGCAATCAGCGCATCCTGGCTGACTACAGCGCAGAACTGAAAGCCCTCAAGCTGGATGACCAGCCAATGAACTGGGGTGCTTGCTACCTGCCTCACGATGGCTTTCAGAAGCGCCACCAGACAGGAAAGATGGACGCCGACATATTGCGCGGCCTGGGCTGGGATGTGAAGGAAACGCCTAACGTCCAGATCAACAGCGGGATTGATAGGGCGCGGGAAATGTTCCCAAGGGTCTATTTCAACGAAGCAAGAACTGAGCGGCTGGTCGAGTGCTTGAAGCGGTATCGATGGAATCTGAGCGCAAAGACGGGCGAGGCGATTGGCCCGCTGCACGATGAATTCAGTCACGGGGCAGACAGCTTCAGATACCTTGCGCTTACTGAAGGCTCCATGAGCAATGAAACATGGGGCGGCGCTCTCAAGTATCCAAAGCTAAACAACGCATGAACACAAAAAGGCATTGCTGAGAAGCAACCCGACATATGGCAAAGATGACAGAAGATGAACTGAAGGCACTCGTAGATAGCGAGATGCGCAATTCGATTGGCTATTGGGGAGGCAAGCTCGCAGAGCAGCGGCGCAAGGCTGAGTATTACTACCTTGGCCTGCCCAAAGGCGACCTGACTCCGCCCGAGATTGATGGCCGCTCGTCTGTTGTCTCGCCTGATGTGCGCAACACCATAGAGTCCATGTTGCCGCAGTTGATGCTGAAGTTTTGCGGCGGCGATACGGTGGTGGAGTTCGAGCCTACGCAGCCAGAGGATGAGCAGGCTGCTAAGCAATGCACGGACTACCTCAATTACCTGTATTTCAAGAAGAACAACGGCCACACGATCACCTACACGTGGCTTAAAGATGCCTTGCTGCAAAAGCGTGGGTTCTTAAAGGTCTGGTGGGATACGCGCAAGGAAGAAACGCGGGAAGAGTATCGCGGGCTGTCTGATGTTGAGCTTGCCCAACTGATGGATGATGATGAGATTGAAATCATCGAGCAGGACGCAAAGCCAGACGAGGAAGATCAAGAGCAGCGTGAGCAGGCATTACAGCAGCTAGGCCAGCAATTGCAGCAGGCTATGCAGGGCGCACAGATGGGCAATCCCCAGGCGCAGCAGGCTGTGCAACAGTTGCAAGGTCAAGTCGACAACATCAACCAGCAGCCTCCTAAACTGCTGTACGACATTGCGTGCAAGCGCACAAAGAGCGGCGGCAAGATCACTGTAGAGAATGTCCCGCCTGAAGAGTTCCTGATTAGCCGCAAGGCAAAGGACATTGCAACAGCATCGTTTGTCGGCCATCGCGTGCTGCGTACCAGGTCTGACCTTCGCTCGATGGGTTACAAGAACGTCGATGAAATCCAGTCTGACGACTCGGTTAGCGCATTCAACCAAGAGCGCATTGAGCGACTGAGCATTGATGACGAGTTAGCCTACGCTAACGCCGAGATCAACAACACCGACGAATCACAGCAGCAGGTTTGGGTTGTCGAGGCCTATGTGCGCTGCGACTGGAACGGCGACGGAATCAGCGAACTGCGCAAGATCGTCAAGGCTGGCAACCAGATCTTGGACAACGAAGAGGTTGATGTGGCCCCGTTCGTGTCGATCTGCCCTGTGCCGATGCCACACAAGTTTTTCGGTCTTTCCGTTGCTGACTTGGCAATCGAAGGGCAAAAGACTCGGACTTCTATCCTGCGTGCCCAGTTGGATAATATGTACCTTGGCGTGAATGGCCGGTACTTTGCAGTTAACGGGCAGGTGAATCTTGACGACCTGCTGACCTCCCGGCCTGGTGGTGTTGTCCGTGTGGATAACCCGCAAGCAGTTGGCAGGCTTGACCAAGGCATGGGCGACAACAATGCCGCAATGGGAATGATGGAGTACATGCACCAGTTCTTGGAAGATTCCACGGGCTGGAGCAGGCAAAGCCAAGCGAACGACCCCAACGGCATCAACAAGACGGCGACCGCAGCCAACATCGTCACCAATAAGGCTGACATGCGGGTTGATCTGATTGCCCGCAACTTCGCGGAAGGTTTTGTGGACCTGTTCCGCATGATGCTAAAGCTCGTTTGCCAGCATCAGGACAAGGAATCGCAGGTTCGTCTGTCTGGTCAGTGGGTTGCAATGGATCCGCGCCAGTGGCGAAACCAATTCGATGTGTCGATCAATGTTGGGCTCGGTGTTGGCAGCAAAGACCAGCAAGTCGCCCACCTGATGGCATTGGGTGAGCGCCAGCAGCACGCCTTTGCTATTGGCATCGTAGACCCGCATGGTGTGTATGAGCTGCACTCTGAGTTGGCGAAGGCGATGGGCTTCAAGAACGCTGACAAGTTCTTCAAAGACCCAGCAAAAGGCCCACAGCAGCCGCACAAGCCTGACCCTGAGCAGATCAAGGCGCAGGCGCATATGCAGGTGGAGCAAGCCAAGCTACAAGCCAACGCGCAGATTGAAGAACAGAAACGCCAGAGCGAGGCGCAGATTGAGCAGTTGCGCATGCAGATGCAGGCCCAGGTTGACAACAACCGGCAGCGCGCGGAGGCTGAGCAGCATCAACTGAAGCTTCAGCAAGAGGCGCAACTTGAGCAGTTAAAAGCACAGTTTGCAGACCAAGCGCACCAGCGTGACATGGAGTTCCAGCGCTGGAAGGCGGAGCTTGATGCTTCTGTGCGTATTCAGGTTGCCAACATTGGCGCACAGGTCAAGACAAACAACGCGGCGACCGCCGCGGCTGAAGGCGAGATTAGCCGGGACATTCAATGACGCTTGAGCAGCAATTGCACCGTGGATCTAGGGCTAAGGAAGTCCTTGAAAACGAGATTTACATCGAAGCGTTTGAAACAATCGAAAAGGCATTGATAGACCAATGGAAGAACAGCCCCGCAAGAGACCAGGCCGGCCGCGAAAGCATCTACCTGATGCAAACAATGCTACAGAAGGTGCAAATGTGCCTTCGGACAACGATGGAAACGGGGATGCTGGCCCAGCAGGAACTACGCCACAAACAGACGTTGCGGGATCAAGCGGCGGCATGGATTGGTCGAGCCTGAAAGCCTTTGTAGAGGCTGAGCAGAAGGTACACAAGTGCATTGCCGTTGTGAGCCATCCCAACGCTGTTGGTGAGGTGCTGACCACTGAGCGCGGTAATGTTCGTATTGTTGTTGGTAAGGCTTTTTACCAATACAGCACTGGTGAAGTCGTAGAAATCTAAGGGAAGCACAACCCCTTCTAGATAGGTCACTGACCTTTTTTTGTTGTGTGAACGGGCATCGCTGAGAAGCGACCCCAAGGAGCTAACTTGGACAATCCTTCATCGGAATCCAGCAATTCACCGCTTGACACCAATCAAGCCGCCGAGGTCTTTGCAGCAATGCTAGACCCAAAGGAGCCTGAAAAGGCACCGCAAGTCGATACAGAAATTGAAGCGAAAGCTGAACCGGAAGTAACGGCTGAACCCGAGGTAGACGCACCTCTAGAGGGTTCTAAAGTCACCATTGAAGTCGATGGCAAGACCGTAGAGCTAACTCAAGAGCAGATCGCAGAGGCGTACAAAAACGGCCTGCGTCAAGCGGACTACACCAAGAAAACGATGGAGGCAGCAGAGCAGCGTAAAGCAGCAGATGCAGCCATCGTGCAAGCCCAACAAGAGCGCCAAGCCTATGCAACCAACTTGCAGAAAATGGCGGCGCAACTTGAAGGAGCGCTAACTGAACAGCAGCGCATCGACTGGAACGCTCTTTTAGAGTCCGATCCTGTTGAGTATCTGAAGCAACAGCACCTCTATCAACAGAGACAAGCAGCGTTGCAGCAGAACCAACAGCAGCAGCGGCTCGTATTTGAGCAGCAACAGGCAGAGCAGAAAGCCAACTTTGAGCGCCATGTGAGCACGCAGCGGGAGGAACTTCTCGCCAAGCTGCCAGCATGGAAAGACGCAAAGAAAGCCCAAGCCGAGCGCGATGCAATCAAGAGCTATTTGGTGGCAGAAGGCTACTCGCAGAAGGACGTTGATAACGTCGCTGACCATCGAGCAGTCGTCATGGCCCGTAAAGCCATGCTGTATGACCAAATGGTTTCCAAGGCACAGACAGCGGCTAAGAAAGTCGCAACGCTACCGCAAAAAGTGGAGCGTCCTGGAGTCTCTGAATCTAACAACGTGGACAAGCGAAGCAGCGCATTCCAGCGCTTGAGCAAGTCTGGATCAGTCGAGGACGCAGCCCGCGTCTTTGCATCAATTCTCTAATGCGCTGAGAAGCGCCGGAGCTAAACATGACCGCACCTACTAATACCTACCTCACTACTGCCGCAATCGGCAACCGTGAAGATCTGTCGGATTAACGATATAATAGTCCCGTAGATGTTTACGGGGCACTAATTGGAAAGAATATTTAACCCTTCAAAATCAGAGCTTGAGAAGCTCTATCAGTTCTACTCTTGCGCACAGATCGGCAAGATGCATGGCGTGAACCCTGAGACAGTCAGGAAGCGTTTGCATGAGCATGGGATCAAGATAGGAAAGGTCGGTGGCCGAAGGGCTTTCGATCCTCCGAAAGAGGTTTTGCAAGAGTTGTACCAAACAAAGTCAATGCGAGAGATTGCTGAACACTTTGGAGTTGGTGAAACTGTCGTGTTCAATAGATTGAAGGAACACGGAGTAGAACTGGATGCACACAAGAATCACCGCCTAAAACCTGGACGGGTATTCACCGATGAGCACAAAGCAAACATCAGGAAGTCTCTGATTGCGCGTGTTGCTTACGGTGAAAAGAATCCGAACTGGAAGGGCGGCGCAACTGCTAAAAACCTGCAAGCTAGGCGAAGCTGGGAGGCGCGAGAGTGGAAGAAAAATTCACTCATCAGAGCTAACCATAAATGCGAATGCTGCGGGGTAGAGGATGGCAGAACTTGTGAATGCTGCGGGGTTAGGGTGAAACTTCATGTCCATCATGTCAAATCGTTCTCAAAGTTTCCTGAGAGCAGATACGACCCGGATAACAGTGAAGTTTTATGTCCAAAGTGCCATTACAAAAAGCATCACTGGAAGATTGAGTCCGAGTAAAACCGAGTGAATTGCTGGAAACCCCTTAGAGCCTGGTAGACCAAAGCGAAGCAAGTAATTGCAGGCGTAACGGTTTGAAAACTATCAGGATTGGGCAATCAGCAGCCAAGCGACCTAGCAATAGGCCGAAGGTTCAACGACTAGCGCATGGAGTCCTACAGGGACAGTAAAGCGCCACGAGTGCCCGGCACGCTTCAAAAGCGTGATGATATAGTCTGAACTAGCATGAAAGTGCTAGAGGGTAGGATAAAGAGCCTACCGATAACACACTGACAATCTACCGTATCAGCCCGACCGCCACCCCTGTGCTGAATCGCTCTGCCAAGACCAAGGCAACGAACACGCTGCACGAATGGCAAACCCAAGACCTCGCATCTGCTGCGGCTAATGCCCAGGTTGAGGGTGACAACGCATCGGCCAAGGCTGTGACTGTTACGACTCGTCTGACGAATCGCACGCAGATCTCGACCAAGACCGTGGTGGTGTCCGGCACTCAACAAGCCATGAACCCGGCTGGCCGCAAAGACGAACTGGCTTATCAGCTCTCGCTGGCTTCGCTGGAACTCAAGCGTGACATGGAATATGGTCTTACGCAGAATGCTGTGTTGGCTACTTCCCCGCGTTCCTCGCGTGGCCTGATTGGCTGGTGCGTTGATAACACCTCTGTGGGCGCTAGCAACACGCTTGCTTCCTACACTGGTAACACCGCACAGACCGATGGCACGACGCGCGCATTCACTGAAGCACAGGTCAAGGATGTGTTGCAAAAGATCTTCACCGCTGGTGGCGAGCCTGACACCATCATGGTTGCCCCTGCTGCGAAGCAAACCTTCTCTACCTTCTCGGGTAACGCTACCCGCATGGACAAGTCGGAAGATGCCAAGCTCTACGCATCGGTTGACTACTACGTTAGCGACTTCGGCACGCTGGAGGTTGTACCTAACCGCTTCCAACGTACCCGCGACGTTTTCATTCTGCAATCGGACAAGCTCGCTGTTGCGTACCTCCGTCCGTTCACCACTGTTGAGCTTGCCAAGACTGGTGATGCTGAGCAGCGCGAACTGATTGTCGAGTACACATTGGAATGCCGCGCTCCCAAGGCTCACGGCGCTGTGTACGACTTGGCCTAAGCCACAGGGGCCGGCTAACGCTGGCCCCGTTTAACAAGGATTAGATATGCCAAGTTTGAAACAGAATCCAGACGGTTCGATGGGCATCCAAGGTACTGACGCTGATAACGGCGGCTTTATCCTGGTGAACATCGAATACAGCGCCGCGAGCGTTGACAAGGTGGCTTTCGTTGCCACCCGTTCCTATGTCGTGCAGGGCATCACTGGCCGACCCACGGTGGCCGGTACTGATGCTGGCGCGGTGACTGCTGTCATCAAGAAAGCAGCCTCTGCGACTGCCATCACGGCTGGTGTAGCTCTGCACTCCAGCACCTTCAACCTGAAGGGCACGGCTGACACCATCCAAGCCCTGACGCTTGACGCAACCTCGGGTGTTTGCACCATCCCTGCCGGTACTGCTATCGGCGTGGACTTCACCGGCGTGCTGACCAGCGCAACCGGCGTTATCACTATTGCACTGGCTCCGGCCTAAGCATCAATAGGGGTGAAAAGCCCCTTCCCATTTTCTCTCACCGCTGAGAAGCGTCGGAGTATCTATGTCACAGACCTATAGCGGCGGCTTTCTGACCGTCACCAGTACCGGCTCGACCGTTACGACCGGCGCAGCATCTGCAACTGTCGCAATCCCTGTAGCCAGCGATGGCAATCGACCGCGCTTTGTGCGCATTGCTGCTGTGCAGGAAAGCTATGTCAAGGTTGTGCAGGCTGGCGGCACTGCCACTGCCAATGACATCATGGTCCAACCTGCTGACGCTGTGATCCTGCATATCCCGATGGGCATGACGCATATTGCCTATATCCAAGGTGCATCTGCAAGCCGCGTGAACATCGTTCCGCTGGAGAACAGTTAAATGGATCTGGCGACAAAGTTTCACCTGCACGACGGCATCATGACGGTGCAGCGCACGCAGGACTGTACAGCCATTGCAGAGGATGCCAAGTCGCGCCACAACGAGGGCGTTCATGGCTCCAAAGACATGCGCCACGTTGCCCGAATCCCGTTTGTGATGATTGAGAAGTACCTCAACGAAAACAACATCACTTATGCAGAGTTTGCGGCAAGCCCTGAGCACAAGATGCGGCTTCTCGTTGACCCTGAGTTGTCGCACTTCCGCATATGGGGGGGTAAGCTGTGCTAGATGGCACTTACACCGGACTGAAGGAGTCGATTGCATCATGGATGCACCGAACTGACCTGACCGACCTCATTCCAGATTTTGTGGCATTGGCAGAGGAACGCATTGCAAATGAACTGCGCTTGCGGCTGCAAATCTCAGAGGCAACGCTGACGACTGTTGCAGGTACTCAGGATGTTACGCTGCCAACTGACTGGCTGGAGATTGAAAACCTGTCTCTGAATACGCCAGTAAAGCAGTTGACCTACGTCAACATCGAACACCTCGATAGCAAGTATCCGAGCGACTTTACAGGCGAGCCTGCTGTCTACACGATTGAGGGCAACGAGATTTACTTCGGCCCATGCCCTGACGCTGTTTACTCTGTCGGTCTTTGGTACTACGCCCGCTTCCCTGCACTTGCAACGGCTGGAACTAACACGCTGTTGACCAAGTACCCATCAATCTACCTTTATGGTGCATTGGCTGAGGCTGCAAATTGGGCGCAGGATGACATCCTGATGACCAAGTGCGAAATCAAATACAAAGCAGCAGTCAAGCAGGCGCAGACGCAAGACGATGAAGCGGTGCATAGCGGCTCTGCTTTGCGGGTGCGGAGGATCTAGTGCGCCAGAAGTTGACCCCATTCATCGGCGTAAACAAAGACCTTGGCTCGGATGGTCTGCCGCTGGGATCTGTCACGGACTCCAACAACGTCCGATTCCGGGAAGGGTATGCCGAGCTTGTGATGGGCCAGTCTGTTGCCTACGCAACGGCACCAATCGCGCCATACAGCGTTTTCCCGCTTCGCACTGGCTCCACTATCTATTGGCTGGTTCTAGGCGCTGCTAAGGGCTATGCGGTCACTGGCGCGCCTGCTACGTGGACAAACATCACGCGGCAGACTGCGAGCGTTGACGTTGACTATGCGGCGACCCTTGACACGCTGTGGAATGGTGGCGTGCTGAACGGTGTTCCCATTGTCAATAACGGCGTAGACGCACCTCAATACTGGTCAACGATTTCCACCGGCACCAAGCTGGCTGCGCTGCCTAACTGGCCCGCTGCAACGACTTGCCGGGTCATGCGTCCATACCTCAATTTCATGTTCGCGTTTGATGTGACCAAGACCGGAACGCGCTATCCGCACCGGGTTAAATGGTCGCATCCTGCCGACCCTGGCGCTGTTCCTTCGTCGTGGGACGAGACTAGCGCAACGCTTGATGCTGGTGAATTCGACCTAGATGGCGCTGGGTTTGTGGTTGACGCGATGCCGATGGGTAACACGCTCATCATTTACAAGCAGTATTCGACGCACGCTTGCACGCTGTCTGGCAACACGCTGATATTCAACTTTAAGCCGCTGTTTTCAGGCATCGGCATGATTGCTCCTGACTGTGGCGTGGATGTTGACGGTACACATTACGTTTTCACGCAGTCAGACATTATTCGGCACGATGGCACGCAGGTTCAATCCCTGCTGGACAAGGCTACACGGCGCTGGCTGTTCCGTCAGATCGATACGACGATGCTGGAGCGCTGTTTCGTCACCAAGTCAGTTTTTCACAACGAGATTCTCTTTTGCTATCCGAGCGTAGGCTACACAAGCTGCAACAAGGCGCTCGTTTACAACTACAAGGACGGCACGCTAGGAGTGCGCGATCTGCCGGGCGCTACCAGCGGGAATACCGGACAGGTGGAAGAGACTGCCAGCAACACTATCGACGGTGACACAGCGCCGATTAGCTCCGACAACACTGCGTTTGATGAAAACGACAACGCGGCTCAGTTGCAGCGAACTTTGCTTTGCGTTCCTTCCACTCCTGCACTTGTGTTGATGGACAGTGGGTCGACAACGCTGGGCTCTGTCACAAGCGCGTACATGGAACGTTCCGGCATCAGTCTTGATGCGCCGGATAAGGTAAAGACCATTACCCGCATTCGACCGCGTATCAATGCCCCTAGTGGGACTGTTCTGAAGTTCCGCGCTGGTGGATCAATGGACTTGTATGGGCCTATTGCTTGGTCGCAGCAAGTCACGTTTACTGTTGGCACTGATGTGACTGTGGACGCCTTTGCATCTGGCCGGTTCCTCGCTTGGCGGTGCGACTCCACAGAGGCTTACCTGTGGCGCTTAGAGGGCCTAGATGTGGAGTTTGAGGTTAGGGGTGGATGGTGAACTACAGGCCACGCAATGTCCCTCAAGACTCTAAAGACCTTGGCGTGTTTCTCACGCAGGAATTGCAGCGCATCGCAGAGGCAGGTTCGGCAAGCGTTGACCTAATGCGGCTTTCACCGCAACCGCGTGCTCCCAAGAAATACACGGATGGCACGCTTGTCCTCGCAGATGGAACAAATTGGAACCCAGGATCAGGCGGCGGCGTTTACTGCTATCGCGCTGGAGCATGGCGATTTTTAGGATAACTCATGGCAACTAAACCTGCATCGCAATCGACCATTGCTAATTGGTCACTCTCTAAAGAGGACATTGACCGCTTGTTGAAAGGCGGGACGCAATGGAATTACCGAGACGGCGACCCATACGCGAACCTGAAGCTGAGCAGCGGGCAGTCTTGGAATCCGTCCGGTGCAGGGTCTGGAATCACCATGCACCGCGCTGGCGACCCCATCCTTGACCCGGCAAACCCTGGTAGCCCAGATGCACCAAACATCATTGGCTATTACCAGCAAGACACTTACGACGTAAGCGGCGACACATCGCAACTTACCGGCAAGCCCGGAAGCGACATGCACGCGAATGTCCAGTACGTCATGCAGGGCGGCAAGCTTGTTCCTGTTTCTGACCCGGCGATGTGGAATTGGGCAGAACAAAACCGTGCGGCTAACGTCGACATGGTGACAGCGGCGGCAATGATGGCTGCTGGCGCTGCTGGTGGCTATCTGACTAGCGGGGCTGGCGCTGGTGCCGGTGCTGAAAACGCTGCCTTGATGGAGGCAATGGGAGGCACAACGCCAATTAGCGGTGCTGGCGCTGTTGAGGGCGGCGGATTGCTTGGTGCTACTGGTGGCGCTGACCCGGCTACATCTGCTGCATGGTCTAGCGGTGCTGGCCTTGGGGGCGACACGCTGAGCGCACAGGGCATTAGCGCGGCTGCTGCTGGCAACATTCCAGGCGCTGGCATTAGCGCGTTGGAGGCTTCTGGTACGGCGGCTGCAAAGGAACTGGCTAAGACTGCAGCTAGTGGTCTTGGTCTTGGCGACATTACCAAGATTGCAGCGATGGGCGCTGGCGCTTTGGCTGGCTCGCAAGGCACGACAAACAGCACCACGCAAACCAAGTACATGGATCCACGCCTAGACAAATATGTCTACGGGGATGGCACTAATCCTGGGCTGCTTGCTGACGCTTATGAGTGGTATCAGAAGAACAAAAGCGGCATGAATCAGCAGATGGTCGACGGTCTGAACATGCAATACAACGCGGCCACAGACCCGACGACTTTGGGGGCTTACAAGCAGATGATTAACACCGGATCAGGGCTTCTTTCGACTCCGATCGCTGGCAACCCGTTTACCAACGGCGGGAAAGCTCCAGTCTCCTATGGGAATCCAAACGCTGGGCTTCTTGGAAGCTACGGTGTTGACCCCTACAAATACACCGGGAAATAAATCATGGGCATGGACTGGCAGACGACTGACAACACAAACACGCAGGGATGGAATGGGGCTGGCCTTGGGCTTTCGACCGGGCTTGACCCTTCGCAATACTTTGACCCATCCACTGGCGTGTTGGGGTCTTGGTACAACTCAAGCCCTTACCAAGCCCAGCAGGCGGCGGCTGCTTCGCAACCGTCCTACGGTGGCGGGTCTGGCGCTGCGAATGCATCTACACTGAATTACGGTCAGCCTAACTACAACCTTGGACTTGGCTCGTACACGCCACTTGACCAAGTAACCACGGCTGGAACGCAATCAAATGGCTCGTCTTATGGCGGCACGCCAACTGGTTCGGCAACGACTGGCGGAAACCCGTACACGACCAGCGTTAGCAGCCCATCCGGCACCGGCTCAACGGCAAGCTATGGCGGTGGAACGGCGCAATACCCGGAATACGGGCTAGGCCAGCCGACAGGCGGCGGAACAACGGGCACAACCACGACACAAGGCGGCGGAAACGTGCTTGTTCGAGGTGGCGGGGATGGAAGCGGCAGCGTTACCAACAGCATCAATGGAGTGACCACGCAAACGGGCGGCACAAAATCAACGCCTGAATCTCAGACCAACATGTACGCAAGCCAGAACGCTGCGCAGATGGCGGCTATGCAGGCTCAGATGGAGGCTTTGCAAGCACAGTTGGCGGCAAAACAGCAGCAGGGACAACAAGGTAACTACCAACTACCAGCCGCTGCGACATTCCAGCCACAGCAAAACCCATACTTGATTGAGCAGGGAACGGCGCTGACGAATCAGGCTATCCAGCAGTTCTCACAGGGAGTTTTGCCGGGCATTCGTCAAGGCGCAATGGCGTCTGGTCAGTACGGTGGATCGCGTCAGGGAATCGCTGAAGGCGTGGCATCTGGCAATGCGTCTACCGGACTTGGCGCGGCATTGGCTAGTCTGTACTCCAATGGGTACAACACCGACACAAATGCATCGTTGCAGCAGATGGGGCTGACCAACAATTACAACCTCGGTGCTGGTAATCTGGCGCTTGGCAATCAGACTGCTAACAACAATTACAACCTTGGCCTTGGTCAACTGGCGGCGACGAATACGGCCAACCAGAACAACTACAACCTTGGACTTGGGCAGTTGGGCGTCACCAGTCAGAACAACGCCAACAACTACAACCTTGGCCTTGGAAATCTGTACAACACATCGACGGCCAATAACAACTCGTACAACCTCGGGCTTGGTCAGTTGCAGGCGCTCAACACGTCAAATGCAAACAACTTCTACACGGCACAGCGCGGCCAAGACCTTACCAGCCTGCAACTTGGTGCAAACCTTGTTAACCAAGGTCAAACTGGGCAAACAACGTCCGGTCAGACTGTTGTTAACACTGGGCAAACGGCGCAGAACTCTCAGGCGGCAATGCTTGAGAAATTGAATGCTTTGCTGTTGCCGTACACGCAGCAGGGTAACTCTTCTACCAGTTCCACGGCTGGAGGCGGCACACCTGGTGCCGTAGGCGGAGCTCTTACCGCTGCGCAGATCATGGCCTGGCTGGAAAAGAACCTCAAATAAGGCGAAACATGGGACTACTCGACGCAATCACACAATTTGCCTCATCCGACGAGGGCATGGGGCTTGCACAAGGTCTGCTGTCGGCTCGCGGCTCGCAGGGCTTGGCGGCTGGCGTTGCAGGTATGCAGGAGGCTCGCAGACATGCGGAGCAAAAGCAGATGCAGGCGCTTCAAATGCAGGCCATGCAGTTGCAATTGCAGAACGCACAGCGCGATGCGGCCAAGCAAGAGCAGATGCAACAGATGTACGCCAAGTTTGCCACGCCACCAGTTCAGGGCATGGGGTCTACAGAAGGCGTGAATGCTGCTTTGCCAAGCCAATTCCAGATTGGTGCACAGCCTCAAATCGGTGCTGGTAACAAGCCTGCTGGGTATGACTTCCAAGGTCTTGCAGGTGCATTGGCACAGGTCAACCCTATGGCTTCGCTTGACCTGCAAGCCAAGCTGAAGAAGGAGTTGCCAAAGTTTGGTACTGAGCCACGCCAGGCAATCAACCCATCAACAGGAAAGCCGGGGACGTACATCGTTGCAGAGAACGGCGAGACAAAATGGATTGATGCAATTCCGCGAGACAAGCTAGAAGAAGTCAACCTTGGCGGCAAGGTAGGATTCAGAAACCCATACGAAGCAAGCATTGTTGGCGCATTGCAAAAGACACAAACGCCTGACAGCGTTGCATCGAATCAGTTGGGATGGGCTAACAACAGCCTGTCGGCGCAGCGGCTTGCGCTTGACCGCTCGCAGGTTGATAAGCCTCAGTTTCACGATGGTCAATGGGTTACACCGCCAAATGCGCAAAACCCACAGGGCGCATCGGCACCAGTCCCAGGCTTTTCCAAGCCAATGGGCGAGGGACAGAAAAAGCAGGTGACAGGGATTGACGCGCTTGGGTCTGCGATTGACGAGTACAAAAAAGAGCTTGGCACGTTCAGCACTTCAGACCTTCTCCGGCCTGACCGTCGCGCATCGATGGGCACCAAGTACAACAACATGATGCTGCAAGCCAAAGAGGCTTACAACCTTGGCGTGCTGAATGGCCCTGACTACCAGATCCTGCAATCTGTCATTGCCGACCCGACAAGCATGAAGGGCGCCTTTATCAGCAATGGCGCATTGCAGAAGCAGGCATCTGAACTTGACCGCCTTATGAAGGGAACGCGCGAGGCGGTAGTAAATGGCGGCAAGCCAATGCCTCAAAAGTCCAATGTTGTTGATTCACTCCCTGCGGCTAACCCAGCCAACAAGGGTCAGCGCATTCGTGACACTGAGACCGGGAAGATTCTCAAGTCCAACGGGATGAGCTGGGTATCGGAGTAAGCATGGCATACGAAATCCTTGATGATGCGCCTAAAGGGCGGTTTGAGATTCTGCCGCCTGATGAAGCGACTCTGACAGACAAACTGAAGCAAGGTCTTGGAGACTTAGCGGCTGGCGCTGTTCGTGGCGCTGGCTCGATTGGCGCGACCCTGCTTACCCCTGTTGACGCTGCGGCGAAGGCTTTGGGCATTTCCAATTCAATCATTGGTCGCGATGACCGCAGAGCAGGCATGGACGCGGGCCTGCGGACAATGGGAGCTGATACTGAATCACTCCCATTTGCTGGCGGAAAGTTGGCGGCAGAGATTGCAGGTACGTCTGGAATCGGTGGCGCATTGGCTGGCGGCTTGTCGAGGCTTGGCGTTGCATCGCCATTGCTGAAGGCGGTAGAAACGGCTGGAATGACAACGGGCGCGAACATGGGCAGGTTTGCTGACATGGGCACGCGGGCTGCTGGTGGCGCGATCAATGGCGCTTTGACTGCTGGCGCTGTTGACCCATCAATGACCGCTGAAGGCGCGATGATTGGCGGCGCTCTGCCTGTTGCGCTCAAAGGCGCTGGCGCAATCGGCAATGCTTTGCGAGGCAACGCGGCTGGCGCATCGGATCAAGCAATGACAGCGGCAAGGGCTGGCGCTGGTGCTGGGTATGTCATTCCTCCTGCTGACCTTCGGCCAGGCATGGTTTCTGAGGCTATGAATGGCCTATCCGGGAAGATCAAGACGGCGCAGGTAGCAAGCCAGCGTAACCAGGCCGTGACCGATGGACTGGCACGCAAAGCCCTTGGATTGCCTGATGATGCTGTGCTGTCTGCTGACCTGTTGAACAGCATTCGCCAGCGTGCTGGCGGTGCCTATGCCCCGGTAAAAGGTGCTGGAATGGTCAACGCTGACGCTGCATTTGCCAAAGACCTCGATTCAATCGCCAGTACATACAAGTCTGCTGGCAGTTCGTTCCCTGGATTGGCGAAGAACGAAATCGAATCTATGGTTGATTCGCTGCGTGTTGGTCAGTTTGACGCTGGCGGCGCAGTAGATGCGATAAAGGTGCTGAGAGACACCGCTGATAAGGCATTCCGCCAAGGCGACACAGGGATGGGCAAGGCTGCTAAGGGCGCGGCTGGTGCGCTTGAATCTCAGCTTGAGCGCCATCTACAGGCTCAGGGCAGCACCGACGCATTGCAGGCTCTGCGAGAGGCGCGGCAGGAGATCGCAAAGACCTATTCTGTTCAGAAGGGGCTGAACTCACAGACCGGCAGCGTTAACGCGCAAAAGTTGGCTGAGCAACTGCGCAAGGGAAAGCCATTGTCCGGTGACTTGCTGACCATCGCGCAGATGGCTGAGGCATTCCCGAAGGCAACTCAGATGCTGAAGGAATCGCCAAAGACCTTCTCGCCGCTTGATTTTGCCGTTGCTGCAACGTCTGGCGCTGCCACTGCTAACCCGCTGGCGGCAATGACCATGATGGCTCGCCCAATGGCCCGTAGTGCTTTGCTGTCTGGGCCGGTGCAAAGGGCTGCGCTTGCGCCTTCGCGTGGTCTGCTATCCATTGACCCAGAGATGATGGGTCTACTCAGTCAGGGCGCTTATCGCGCTTCCCCTCTCCTTGCGAACCAGTAGCGCCACCAAGCAGGCCCCATACAAAGGCTGCTGCCGTGAGTAGGCCGAACTTGATCCACATGTAGTCGGTAAATTCCATATCACCCCACAGACCCGCCTAGAGCGGGTTTCTTTCGTTTAGGAGACCCCAATGGGCCTTGAATCAGCATCTTATCCGACGCAGCTTGTTCTGACAAACCCGGCTGGCGGTGATCTTAAAAGCACGGTTGACGACCACATCCGGCTGGTAAAGACGGTCATTCAAACGACCTTCCCCAACGTTTCCGGCCCTGTCACGCTGACGCATACGCAGATCAACACCTCTTATGCGCTGGCATCTGCTGACGCGGCAACCGCATCGGCTGCTGCGGTTTCGGCTACGGCAAGCGCCTCGGCTGCGGCTGCGAGTGCTTCCGCTGCATCTACTTCTCAATCATCTGCAAGTGGTTCCGCAAGTAGCGCGACCGCATCGGCGGCTGCTGCGGCTGCGTCTGCTGCGTCTATCGCTGGCGGGCCTGTTGCGTCTGTCAATGGCATGACAGGTGTTGTTACCGGGGTTCTCACGCAAACGGGTGGCGTTACCTACTACAACAGCAACACCACCAATGCGTTGAGCTATACGAATGGCACGCATCAACGCTGGGCACCGAATACCGGCGCTCAGACGCTGAGTATTACCAACTGGCCCAGTTCGGGCAACCTCGGCCAACTGCTGATCGAGGGCATCAACCTGGGTGCCGCGACGATCACTTGGCCGACTATTTCGTGGATAAAAGCTGACGGCACCACTACCACTACGTTTTCGAGCAATGGCGTGACGCTGCAATCTTCTGGCACGGACTGGGTGCTGCTCTGGACTCGTGACGCGGGCACGACCGTGTACGGCAAGGTGGTTCGTTAAATGATGCACGCACTCATGAGCGCCACTGGCGGGGCGGCGAAGCTGTACGTCGATGACGTATTCAGCGCCTACACCTACACCGGCAACGGCTCGACTCAGACGATCACAAACGGGATTGATCTGGCGGGCAAGGGTGGGATGGTTTGGACGAAATGGAGAGCGAGTGGTTTCACTCCAACCCATAACATCGTTGATACCGTCCGGGGTTTGTCCAATAAGCTGGATTCTTCCAGTACAGCCGCATCAACGACTTACAACAATTTCACTGCACTCAGTACCGGCTATCAGATTGGAGATGGTTCTGGTGACTACAACAACTCATCGTTTTCAACAACCTACATCTCCTGGACATTCCGCAAAGCCCCGAAGTTTTTTGATGTGGTGACTTATACGGGGGATGGAAATCCCGGTCGGCAGATCGCGCACTCGCTGGGGATTGCGCCTGGGATGATTCTATTCAAGCGTACTGACGCCGCTGCATCGTGGGTTGTTTACAGTCGTGGGGTTGGCAACACTGCAGCCTTATACCTTGAGCGCACAGATGCTGCATTTACGTCCAGCTTATTTTTCAATAACACAGACCCGACAGCTACTAACTTTACGATAAGTAGTGGCGGCGGCGTCAACGCATCTGGTGGCACCTACGTTGCCTATCTATTCGCCCACGACACCAGCGCAGACGGGATTATCCAGTGCGGGAGTTTTGCTGCCAATGGGTCTGGCGGCGCGTCAGTAACTCTTGGCTGGGAACCGCAGTTTGTTCTGCAAAAAGCAAGTAATTCCGCAACGTCATCTTACATATCAAATTCCTGGTACATCGTGGATTCTATGCGTGGGATGTCTGCAACAGCAGGAAACCAACCTCAAATTAGGTCAGACAGCTCAGCCGTTGAGAGCAATGTTGCAGCCGGGTTAGCACGGCCAAACGCAACAGGATTCACTGTAGAAAACAGCAGCCTGTCGAGTGGAGACACCTACATCTACCTAGCCATCCGCCGCCCCAACAAGCCGCCGACTACGGGGACGCAGGTCTATAACGCGATTGCGCGGACTGGGACTAGTGCAGCGGCTACGGTTACGGGGGTGGGGTTTGCGCCGGATTTGGCTTTGTTAAGAGACAGGGCATTTGGTTCGTACCCTACTGTTTTTATAGATAGATTACGGGGTAATACCTCGATGCTTAGTGCAAGCCAAACTAATGCAGAGTCATCCTTTGTTAGTACGGATTTAGTTCTTGACTCAATGGATGGCGTTAGGTTTGCGGCGCCTGCATATAACACGGCGTACTACAACCAGGGCGGAGCAGGGTACATCAACCACTTCTTCCGCCGCGCTCCGGGTGTGTTTGATGTGGTTTGCTATTTAAGTGATGGTAATTCTTCGCTTGTTGTTCCTCACTCTCTTAGCGTCACGCCAGAACTAGTGATTGTCAAAGCCAGGGGGCTAACCACAAGCTGGGCAACCTACCATAAAGACGTTGGCAACACAAAAGTTTTTTACGTGAACTCGGACATTGCGCCAGTTACATCTTCAGCCATATGGAACAACACATCCCCAACAGTTTCTAGCTTTACTGTTGGTACTGGCAACGCTACAAACTCCACGATTAGTGGAAACACATACGTCGCATACCTATTCGCACCCCTCCCAGGCGTGAGCAAGGTCGGCAGCTATACAGGCAACGGCAGCAGTCAGACGATCAACTGCGGGTTCTCCACAGGCGCTCGTTTCGTCCTCATTAAGCGCACTGATAGCACGGGTGATTGGTATGTTTGGGACACGGCACGTGGAATTGTTAGTGCCAATGATCCTCACCTGAGTCTCAACACCACGGCAGCAGAAGTAACCACTGATGACTCGATTGATCCTGATTCGTCTGGGTTCATCGTGAACCAGCTTGCGGCCACGAACATCAACGTGACCTCTGCAAGCTACATATTCTTGAGTTTTTCCTAGGTAACGCCATGAAATTATTCAAATTTATCGCCATCTACTACGGCGTAAAGCCACGCGATTGCGACGGTCTCGACTTCTACACGCTGGACGAAAACCAGCTTGAGCTTTTTGGCTACGCCTTCATGGAGTGCAAGCAAGACCCCCAGCGTTTGGCCGAATTGGTAGCTGACGCCAAGCTCAAGCGCATCATAAAGCAAGACGAAACGGTGAAATAAGCATGTACATCCAAATCGAAACCAAGCAATATCCCCTGTCCGAGCGCGACATCCGTGAGGCTAACCCCAACACCTCGTTTGCCGAGCCCTTCCAGCCCCCGGACGATTACGCATGGGTGTTCCCCGCACCTCAGCCGACCTACGACCCCATCACTCATGCAGTGCGCGAGATTGCGCCAGCTGACACGATCAAGGGCCACTGGGAGCAGCAGTGGGAAGTGGTTGCACTCGACGCCGATACCGTGGCGGCCAATCAGGCAAATTCGGTAGCGGCAGAGCGAGCAGCGGCAAAGGTGCGCCGTGATCTGGCAGTTGCGGCCATCAAGGTGACGACCACCAGCGGCAAGACATTCGATGGTGACGAGGAAAGCCAGCAGCGCATGGCACGCGCAATCATCGGCTTGCAGGCGGCAAACATCCTTTCGATGCCTTGGACTTTGGCTGACAACACGCGCCCTGACTGCACTCTTGCAGAACTTACCGAGGCCATGCTTCTTGCTGGCCGTGCGCAATCTGACCTGTGGGCGATCTGATGGCGGAACCGACGACTACCGGGAGCTTTTCGCTTGCCGTTATTGCCGTGGCGTTGTTTGGGCCTTTGGCTGGCCCATACGCGCTGATCGTGTTTGCTGCTCTTGCTGGCGCTCAGTGGCCGCTATCCAGTGATTCAACGCTCACGTGGCTGCAAGGTGGCTGGCTGCTCTTGCGCTGCACCTTGACCGCTGTGGTGCTGACTGGTGCGGTATCCGCCTATCTGCAAACCAGATACAGCGTGCGCATTGATGAGAGCGCGGGGTATGTTGCCTTTGCCATTGGTGCGCTTGGTAACGGCTGGCGACCTGTCATTGCTTCGCTTACGTTGGCCGTTGCTGCCGTGTCTCGCCGCCTGGGAGGCACAGCAAAATGAACTGGCTGCTTGTTGCGCATGAGGCGCTTTGTTTCACGCTGATTGTCTGTGTGTTTTTCCGGTCTGTGCAGTCAACTTCCGAGGTGCTGATAGGAATCCGGCTGTCGTTTCAACTGCTATGGACTTCAGCGTGCTTGGGCATGGCTGCTCCATTGGTTTGGGGATATGACCCGCACTTTGTTGAGGTGCTGATGCTGGCCGGATACACCAGTGTTCAGTTGACGACTTCGCTGCATTGGGGGCATGGCGTACCGCGTCAGTTCCTGAAGCCTGAATGCAGGCCCAAGCGAAGAAAAGCAGACTTCTCCGATTCATACAACACCGCCCTCTGAGGCGGTTTTTTTATGCCACAAATCTTCACGCGATTGATTGATGCTGCTCAGGGTAAAGCACCGCTGAGTGCAAAGCGCTCTGGCGCATGGCCAGCGGCCCGCCGCGCCCACCTCGACCTGCACCCATCATGCGCTGTGTGCGGCTCGCTCGAAAAGTTGGAAGTGCATCACATCCGGCCATTCCACTTGCACCCCGAGCTTGAGTTGGACCCTAAGAATTTTGTGACGCTGTGCGAGTCGCGTGGCTATGCAAACTGCCATCTGTTCTTTGGCCACCTGGGCAACTATCGCTCGTTCAACGTGGACGTGCTGAGCGACGCCGGCCAGTGGGCGCACAAGATCGCCACAAGGCCAATGGCGGAGGCTGCGGCATGAGCGCGCTGTCCCCGTTCTTGCGCAGTCTCGAAGGCGGGCGCATCGCATTCTGGTGCCCTGGCTGCAAAGAGGCGCACCAGATCGCCACCGGCGATGGCCCTGGGCCGCGCTGGGGCTACAACGGCAACCCGGACAAGCCAACCTTCACGCCGAGCGTGCTGGTGACTGGCCGCAACTTTACGGACAAGGGTGAGGCCGACTATGAGGCATGGTGCGCAGCAGGGCACCCGGCGCGCACCGAGCCGTTCGAAAGCGCGCCTATGGTCTGCCACACCTTCGTGACCAATGGCCAAATCCAATTCCTGGGCGACTGCACGCACACCCTGGCTGGCCAGACCGTTGACCTGCCGCCATGGCCTGGGAGCGAATCATGACCATGAATCGCCAGGCCTTTCTATCCATGCTTGCCTGGTCTGAGGGCACCAGCACCAGCCCGGCAACGGTCTGCAGCGGCTATGACGTGATTGTCACCGGCATGGATGGCCGGCCCGAAGTCTTCACCAGCTTCACCAGCCACCCATTTGCGAATGGGCGCCCGCCAAAGCGGATCAATGCGCGTGGCCTGTGCAGCTCGGCCAGTGGCCGCTACCAACTGTTGCTGCGCTACTGGCAGGCCTACAGCAAGCTGTTGGGCCTGCGCGACTTCACCGCGCCATCTCAGGACGCCATTGCCATCCAGCAGATCAAAGAGCGCGGCGCGCTTGACGCTATCGACCGTGGGCACATCACAACCGCGATTGGCTCAGTCTCTCCGTTGTGGGCATCACTTCCAGGCACTGGCTACGAAGGCCAAGGTCAACGCCACATGCCTGAACTCATTGCAGCTTATGTCAAAGCAGGCGGCACGCTTGCCAACCCTTGAGGTATCTATGCGCTTATCTATTCTCCTGCTGGCCTTACTTGCTGGCTGTTCGACCATCACCAGCACGGAAATGAAGATTGCTTCAACGCTGCTCGACTCTGAGCTTGATGGTGCAGAACTGATGATTTGCAAGCTTATCCCTATCAGCACCTGGCAGAAGCGCTACGGCGCAACACCCGAGCGCGCTGCGGCGTGGGACAGGGTTTGCAACCCAGCGCAGTCTGTGCCGGTTGTACCTGTTGCCGCTGCGCCAACGAAAGCCGCTTCTGCACCATGAGTCAGTTCCTAACCCCCCTCAAGGTGCAGGCGCTCGATGACTCTACTTGGCAACTGACTGACCCGCTGATTTATCAATCTGATGTGGCTGGGCGCACGTTCAGCGTGCCTCCTGGTTTTGTCACTGACTTTGCAAGCGTGCCAAGAATTCCGTTCGTATTTGATGCGTTTGGAGATACATCACATCAGGCGGCAGTCATTCATGATTTCATTTACTCAGCAGACCCGCACCCAGTAGACCGCGCAACCGCTGACTCCGTGCTTAGAGAGGCTGGTATTGCATCAGGCGTTTCCCGGTGGAGGGCGTGGTGTATGTGGTTAGGTGTTCGGCTGGGTGGTTCTAGCCATTGGGCCTAAATCTTCGCCGCGATCTGCTCAGCGGTAGCCCGGTAATACGTGTTTGACAGCAGGCTCAGGTCACGGTGCCTCGATATTTTGGCCAAGGTAAGTACATCGAC